CCAGACGGTTTTACACAGGTGATAGCAGTTGCTGGGTTGATTCCCAACTTCTCTGCCCATTCTTCGTTCACCACTATAGCACGTTCCTTGAGTGCATTCAACCATTGTTTCAGTTTTTCTTCACCCTCAGAACCGTTCATAACAGGATTATCCATAATACCAGTTAATGAGACTCCAAGTAAACGTTCTTCCTCACAATTCTTTCTCCAAATGGAAGATAGGTATCGGAATTTTGTCAGCGTTGATTGGAAAGTACCTAGAATTGTTGCCAATTCCATTTTATCCATCAAGGTTTCAAGTGTGTCATCAGGTCTAACGACCAGTTCTGTAAGGTTACAGAATGACTTACTTCTCAAGATGATTTCTGAACAAGGGTTACAACCAAATTCAGTATATCCCAAGGCGGCACGGCGTTCTGGTTGTTGTTTGATTGCGGCGGCTCTATTAAAGATACCACGCTCTCCTGACTTGGATGTGTAAAGTGCTTTCCACTCATCCATAAAGATACCAATATCTGGTTTCTCTGTATAACAAACAGAGTTGTTTGCCAGTTGTCTTTGTGCGTCAGCCAACCACCACTGACCAGACTTTGCGACTCTCATACGTTGATCTGTCAAGTTTGACAGCGAAATGAGTGCTGATCGTCGAACACCACCAACAACTACAATGTCAGCGATTTTACACATAAGGTCATGACACTCAATAGAGTTAAGTTTACGACCTTGTGCATTGGTGAACATTGCGATAGTAAACCTGAACAGGTCTACCAATGGTTCTGGTCCACTAGCACGACCACCGAATGTTTTCAGTTTAGCGCCAGCGAGTCTTACCTTTGAAATATCCCACTTTGGTATCATTCCTTGATATAACAAGGATATCAGTTGACGATATGAGGATGCCCAACCGATCTTAGAATCAGACACCACAATAGTAGTGTCTGTCTGGTGAAACTCTTCTGAAATTTCAGGTAGTTCATTTATATATTGACGTTCTACTGAGAATCCAAGACCAGTACCACACATAAGAATATACATTGTTTCATCAAATACTCTGGGGTGGTCAACAGCGACATAGGAACAGTTGTAGCCTGAAACATGGTCACGATCTAGGGCTTTCCCTGCGGTCATCATACTTCTCATAGAAGGCATTACTTTGGTATTCGTTATTGCTTCACGAATCCTTTCTTTTACTTCCATAAACTCCGGTCTTTCGGTAGACCAATATTCAACTAGACGATCAATGGTTTCTTCCCATTCTTCTCGTCTTTTCTTTTTCTCATCCCAACGAGCATATCGACTCTTGTGGATGAATTTTGAATATTCGGGTGTATCTAGTTGTTCTAACGACATTTAATCCTCCAAAAAATGGCACTACTCCACACGGAATAGTGCCATTTCATTATTTTCTACGATTGATTTTGCGTGATACACGTGCAATTTTATTCTTGGCACGTCTTTTTGCGACACGTGAGGCGAGTGTAGGTTTTGTATACCCTGCTCTCCACCCGTTAGGTTGATGTGCAAATCCTAATTTATACAATCTCTCAGGGTTAATATCCAAGAGTTTCTTGACTTGTTGATTGGACATGTATTTCCATTTGTTCTTGATTGCTTCAATATCATCATCTTTGAGTTCATCGGTTTCTGGGTCATTAATTGCCTTTGCAATTTCCCTTTTCGATTGCTCTGAATGATAGTCTTTGATTTCTTGAATCTTATATCCGTCTATACGTACCATTATCGTACTCCTGTTGAGTTGAATGCACCCTCACCCCTTTCTGTCTCATCCAATTCATCTACTTCAATGAATTCGGCTTGAAACACAGGACAAAGCACACCTTGAGATATCCGCTCTCCACACTCTATTTCCACAATTTCATCAGAGAGGTTATAAACCAATACTCCGATTTCTCCACGATACCCACTATCGACTGTTCCCGGTGAATTGGCGACATTAAATCCACGCTTCAACGGGGAACCTGAACGGGTTCTCACCTGTAGTTCTGTGCCTATGGGTATTGCGACTTTTATTCCTGTTGGGATTGCTACTGTTGATTGGGGGGCTACTTGATACCCACCTGCATCATTCATTGCGGCACGTAGGTCGAATCCTGAATCACCCTCTTTCTCATACTTGAGTTCGGCAATTCCGTCATCACCACCACAGAATGTTGGTAGATAAATGATTTTTACTGGCACCTTGTTTGCTTCTGGTAGAAAGAATTGCTCCATCATGTCATAAGCCAAACCACCTACTTCTTGAAACATTGCTACATATTGTTCTTTATTCATACATATTTCTCCTTAATATACCAGATATGGTATTCACAGTTTAAAAAATTAGGGGTCGTTTAAGACCCCCAATCAGTGTCGGGTGATGTATTTATCTAAACAAATACGCCAGCGACATAAAGCTCGTAATGCGGTGTCCATACTACTTCTACGGAATCACCTTGGATTTCCTCAATCAATGCCATGTCATCCCAATCTTGCTGTGCTTTCAATGCATCACCAAATGAGTTGAAAATCTCTGGAAGTGACTGATTCCAATCCTTATTTACGACTTTGAACGTTCCCTTGTAATTATCCATTATGATAATCCTTTTCGGTTAGGGGTTAGGGTTGAACTTCATCTTACAATACCAAAAATACTCTGGTTTGTAAACTTAGTACACTGACATTATCTTGTTTTCCACGTTTGTGAAATTTTCCATATAATCTGGCCATTTATACTTCTGGAAAAACGGTAATATCTCAGTTAAATCAGGCTTTTGATACTCATCATAATCACGGATAATACGGCGTTTGATTTCAGGTGGTACACGGGCAAAATCCATCAGGTTACGATTGAACTCATAACGTTCTCTTAGATCATTATCGGTCAACCATTGCTCCCAACCACCTGAGTGTGCCAATACCTTCTCAAACGCTTTCTCACCAAATCCCGGCTTTCTCTTACCGTCAGGCCAATCCAATGGTGTCTTCACGTTGAAAATATTATCCTTTGCTTGCCCTTTCATACACTCTTCTACCAGAAACAGTTCCGGGTTAGGATGATCAACGTGGGTCTTCTTTAACGGATTGTAAATTTTAACATTCTTACGACTCAACTGCAAGAAATCTTTATCATTAGATATAATATAGAAATCCTGTGGTTTGTCAAGACACAATACACCGATAACATCATCGGCTTCGGTATCTTTACATTGTATCATTTTGAAGGGGAAATGATCACGGATTTCGGAAAGAAAACCCTCATACATATCATAATAACCCTCCCAACCACCAATGGATTCAAAGTTGAGTTTATCTCTAGCATCTTTTCTGTGGGATTTGTATTTGGTCCAATAGAGTTTACGCCAAGAACGGCGGTCATCCATAGCAAGGACTACTTCATTGACTCCCTGAACTTTATACAGGGATTTGTATATAGCGTCAAAGACACGGAACTTGAACAGTTCCGTGTCCATTGATACTACTTTCTTTTTATCAGACGAACTAAACTTTAAAACGTCAGGTCCGAATAGATTCCTCATAGCGAGGTTGTTAATGTCAAAACATATTGTTGTTGGTTTCAAATTGCTTTCTCCATACAAGATTTTTATATTACTTTACCTTATATGATATGTTTTGTAAACTACTTGATTTTTCTAACGTACTTATTCCCTTTAGTGTCGGTAGTCCGAACATAAAAAGGTCTATTATATTTCGTTCCTGCCATATATTTCTGTGCCGCAGAGTCTTTCTTCCAACGTAAACGTCTACGTCCATCTTGCATATTCTGATTGAACTCATCCTGACCAACATCAAAACATGGAAATTCGTCTTTCCCTTGCTTTACAATATCGTCTGCCCGAACATCAGTTACATCCGTTTCGTATCCCGGAATCGATGCCTCTGTTCCTGCCTCAACATTTGCCTCAGCACCTTGTTGTCCGCCCATCGTCACATTATCAGGTTTGTGGTTATCACCACTGTTACCCATAAATTCACCCATTTTGTTCCTCCTGTTGTTTCTTCTGTTTTATACAGTGATCTATTATTTTATCTATCCTATCCTCTCGTAATACCTTGGAAGGATGCTTGAACCTTACTTCTTTGATTGTTCTGAAAATCTTCTTACACAGTTCCCGATCAAAGGGTACTTCCTCTTCATTTATATAGTCGGTTTGACCCTTTGAAATAATAATCCTTGTGCCACCACCATCACCATCAGCAGTTATAGAATCTTTCATTCTCTTATACTTGATACGGGTTGTTGTTTCCATATCCAAAAACGCTCTATAAGCATAGGTTTTCAAACCTACTTTATCCATCTTAGATATAAATTCTTTGAATCTGTCATTATCTGGGTGCATTTCTTCATCACGTACCATATCAAGAAGATACGCTATCACCAAATCTGCAAATTCATCAGGATGTACATTAACTATAGACATTATATTACCTTAAATTCATCATTATTTTCAATCAACATATCCAATTGCCTATACAGAAGGCGAACTCTACCTGTCTGCTTCTCATAAACCAAACGTTCTTTGGAAGTTCCTTTATTTTGAAGAAGCCTTATAATAGCGTCAAAGTCTTTTGTGAAGACGATTGTATCAGGGTCACTTAAATCAACCATCTTTGAAGTTATGCTTATATAAGTCGCAAGTGTGTCGAAGAACTCATCTTTCGTCATCTTTGTCATAATGTTTTTATATCCTCTGGGGAAACTGTAGCAAGAAATTCTTCCAGATCAAAGAAATGACATGTAGGTAGGTCAACATCTTCACCCCATGTCAGAGTGATTGATTGAAGTTCTCTCAGCTTATCGTTCAATACAGTTACACCAATTAAAGCATTGTATTGTTTCTTCTTGTATATTAACATAGGAAGTTTTGATGCACGATCTGCGTCACCACAAGACTGTATCCAAAACGCCTTTACTTCATCATTCTTTACACCTTTCAGGTGCTTGTGAAAACTGCTAGTCGGGTATCCGGTCTTACATTCAATACTAAACTTGTCAGTGAGGAAAGCACCTTCGGGGCGCAAGCACATTATATCACCTGACAACTCCTTGTTTTCCTCAGAGATTGTAGCAATAGCGCCTGAACCCGGCATTCTCCACCAGACATAAGGTTTTTCTGTTCCTGTTAACCATTTGGTCATTAACTTGGCAACATCACGTTCCCAAGTGCTCCCCTTACCCTTTCCTTTCGCCACAAGTTACCTCATATTACAATTAAATTATCTTCCTATTGACGTTAAATTTTTAACCTCAGAACTATCAATAGTTATATTACTTCTCATTCTAGGCCATTCAACAGGGAACTTTTTCTTTAAGATTTTTTCTGCTTTCTTTCTCGCATCTTCACGCGAACTAGCAGTTACAGTAATTTTTTCATATTGGCCTTGTTGAATACCATACTCAGCGGTAACATAAAAAGTTTCCTCATTCAAATGTCTTGCAACAATCTCATCTATCATAATTATACCTCAAATAAGTCGTTATCTTTCTCAAAATGATCTACATCCAGTAATTCTTTTGTTCTTGTCTCTCTGATCGCCAGTGATATCAACTCATTCAAAGTCATATTATCACTTTCCTGATCTATACGTTCTAACTCATCTTCAAACTCCATCGTGTCATCATCATAAATCGTCCACCAATCTCTTCTTGGGTTCATATGTGAAATCCTCCGCAGATTCCACTATGACTACTGAATTACTAGGATTGAAATTCTCTGTACACTCATACAAAATATCGTTTGCGACATCTTTGATTGTAAGGTGCTGATCGTAACTATCGGTAAAACTGGTGATATGAACATCAGAATAGACATCCTTTTCCTTCATACCATTGATACCTGTATTTATCATCTTGGTTGCCCAATCAAAGAGGATATCTTTAACTTTCTTGGTCATCTTCCCAATATTAAGTGAATACCCCTGATTACCATACTTACGCACACGAATGTAACCCTTCTTTACAAGGGCGACAATTATCTCCTCTCGGGCTTTTCCTTCTTGCCCTAGTGGTTCATCGAATTTATCATAGACCGCCTGTATCTGATCAATTTTCAGACCAAACTTGGCAGGATTTTTGATAACAACATCAATGTGGTTAGTGGTTACTTCTACTACTTCACCTCTTGGGGAAATCCAATAGGCAACGGTTTTAGTAATCTCTTTCAAATACATAGTTAAACGCATAATCCTTTCTTTTTCTCCTAGTCTACAGTATACATAGCGTTATGTAAATGAACCCATGTAAAAAGGGTTCAATGGTATTTATACCAAAGAACCCTTTATATTAACTTATGTAACGTTAATTACATATTTTGTAGTTCTGCCAAGAGAGCATCTGTGTCATCACCTGCTGGTTCTGGTGTAGACACTGGTGTTGCTTCTTGTGTCGCAGTAGTCTCCTGTGTTGCTTCTTGTGTCGCAGGAGTCGTTTGTGTTGCTTCTTGACGTGGTGTGGTGTCAATCGGCATTTCTGCTCGGTAGTGACGTTCAAAGGAATGTCCTACATCTTCCCAAAGCATTTCAGATTTCAGAAGGGCTTCCATATCGTCAACTGTCATAGACAATGATTCAATGTATTTGTCCAGATCGACTCGCTCACCCATGATTTCATTCATCTTAGCATCATCTTCGGTGATCGGGTTGGCTCTACGAGCGAAGATTGTATCACCGTAGTCGGGCCATTCTTTACCATTCTGGTCTTTAGGCTTAGCCTTGATTTTCAGAATGAAGTCGAATCCGTTCTCAGGGTCAAAGATAGCAATTCCGTATCCTTGTTCCTTATCATTGATTTCATTGGAGATTTTTGATTCCACTGTGGCAGGGAATTCGTATAGACGAACAGTACCATTTACCTTGTACTTCTCATCTTTTACATCTGCATCACGTGGGTCATCGACAACATAAACATTGGATACATAACGGTTCTTACGCTTGTATTCCTTCGCTTTGTTCTTGTCTGACGCATTTCCTTGATAGAGGATTTTGTTAGCTTCACAGAACGGACAATACACATCAAGACCATTGGTTTTTGGGCACAATAGATACTTGAATTTTTCACCGCTCATGAATCCGTGATAGAGATATTCTTTGTAGAAACCTTTTACAAGGTCAGGTAGGAGGCGAATCTTATATTCTTTCGCCTTTTCGACAGTTCCCATTTTGGGGTTGTTCCACTTCTTATAAAAACCACCTGTTATATCGGCAGGTTGGTTCTCTGCTTCTTTTGACTTTTTATCTGCGAACATATCATAGTCATCTACTTTTAACCATTTACTCATTGTCGTGCTCCTGTTGTACACTGTTGTATACTGTTTTATTTCCTCTTTCAAGGATACTGTATTATACTGTTTTATTACTGTTGTGTAAATACTACATGTCTCTTTTTTCCCTACATCTGTGACGATACTCTAAGGCTTTTGCCCACAACACAAACATCACATAAATACACAGAAATAGAAAAAATGAATCTAACACTACATTGTACTACCTTTTTCACATACTTTAGCGTCACCACCCATCACTACCTCCCTTGATTTGGATTTTAATGCCAGTTCCAGTAGTTTATGGTCAGCATCCTGACCGTGAACCTTTTTGTAATTGTTGATCATGTTTTGAGCGCAATCGACCTGTCTCAGATCGTTGATTGACTTGATTACTTTCGCAACCTTGTTCCAATCGTTAGAAGATACTCCTCTCATAATCACAATCCATTGGTTAACTACCTTCTGTCAATAATTGCTCTTTCTTTTTCTTACTTGATTCTTCTACTTCACTCAGGGTTTCCCCACCACCATAGATCAACTGTTCAGTTGTTGTCTCTTTTTCATCAGGTTTTTCAAGATATGGTTTATCTTTCGATTTCTTCAAGTTCTCGCTCCTTTTGTTCTATGAACGGTTTGACATATTCCATAGCATCTAAGATGTCACGGTATTTTTGTACTAGGTAAGGAGACAATATACGTTCATCGTCGGTAAGTTTGATATACCCTCTGTTAACACAGTAAGCTAACGTCATTACGTCAACGTTACCTTGTACATACATATTTATACAAGTTCGCACTTCTCCTGACCTAAATTTGCAAAAATTCTGTAATTGTGTATATCCGGGCCGTGTAGGCTTACTTCTCAGATAGAATGATATCTTCTTGAAAGTAGTTTCTATTTCTCGCTCAGTGACCTCTGTTGACCTCTTCTTTGCCTTATCTTTGTCAATGTATAGTTGGATAACCTTATCATCTAAAAGATGCTTATACGTGAAGCCTTTCCATACCTCAAAACCACACGCCATGTACTTGTCAAGATCAATATTTGAATATTTCGTATTAAAGTAACGAGCGGCTTGAACCAACCAGTTCAGGTTCTTCTCAGTCATCTTCGTGGTCTTATATGTCTCCCATTCTTTAGGAAGCCTGTAAGGTTTGTTTTTTGCGTTTGCTTGTGCCTTACGAAATGCACAATATACTTCCCAATCTGTCATCATAATACATCGTCTCCATATATATCACTAGCGTCACAGTCACATTCAAAATGCTCTTTGTCACAAACATCACAAATGCTCCCGCAATCACAGTATTCATAAGGGTTCTTACATTCAGAACACATATGCTCCTCGGCATATATATCCTCTTCGTCTTCATAATATACGTCATTCTCAATACCTTCATCTAACGTGAGTTCGGTATCTCCATCTTCATCGTCAACGTCATCAAAACCTGCAACTTCTGGGTCGATACCTTGAGGTTCACCATTACCAAAATAAATGTTACCATCATTACTCATAATAGTTTCAACTGAGTCTTGCAGTTCTGGTGATAAATCCATACCACTAACCAGACGTGACCACTCACTCAGAATACCTGACATACCATCTGAACGTGGGCTGATCAGTGGGCTTCTCGCTGATTCTTTAGCCATTTCCGGTAGATCGATGCCCATACGGGAGAACTGTTCATCATCAAATTCGTCATCAGTTTCGGGGGCATCCCAAACAGATTCTTCGGGTCTTACGTCACCATCACCAATAGTCCACGGTCTTGTCATAATATTGTTCCTTTTAGATTATAGTTGTTGTAAGTATACAGGTCGGGTATGGGGTATGTAAACGAGAGAGAGGTATTTCTGCCTCTCTCTCGTTTAGTATTCGGTCATCATGGCTTTCGCCACCCTTTCGTTGATATTAAATCTCTTTGTCCAGTAGATGATATACTCGTTGATCGTAGGTCTTACTGGTTTACGCTTCAAGTACATCTTTGCTTCTGAACATGTTCGGTCGGCTTTAATATGGTTACATGATTTACACGCAGTTACACAGTTCTCAAATGTTGATTTTCCACCTTTAGACTTTGGTACAACGTGGTCAATCGTACATTTGGTGATATCATCAATCCGTGTCTTACAAAACTGGCAAGTCTGGTCATCACGCATGAAAACGTTCTTTGCACTGTAGGGCACTTTTTGCTTAAATCTGTTTCGGATATACTTAATAACACGAATCATCATGGGAATAATTATTTCTATCGTCCCTGAGTTTCGGACAACCGATTCTGATTTCTCGACTGTCTCTGCCTTTCCCTCATAAAGAAGACAAATAGCGTTCTGCCATGAAGTCGTACTCAAATAAGAGTAGTCGGCGTTAAGCACTATAACTGGCGTGTTCATTTTACTCTCCTAAATATCGAATTGTGATTTCCCTCTTTGTTGACCTGTCAACACGGCGGCAACCTTCGGGTCATCTTTTAATTTCTTTACATAAATTCTATAATTTTCTATTGCTTGCTTCTTGTTAACCGAATAACTCGGTGAACCGTCTTCATTTTCAATATGGATTTCTGTTTTTCCGGTGTAACAAAACACACACTTACAGGCTTTATCTTCTGTTCCGGGTTTCAATAAGACACTGAAATCTGGATGAAAATATTTGTCACAGGTAACACATTTTGGCATATTTACAACTCCTTTAAAATAATATTTGAAGTAACAGTGCACCCAAACCACCTGCTGAGGTAGCTACGGCATCCATCACTTCTGGCGTTCCTTTCTTCATATAGTAATCCCAAACAACTTCTTTCAGAATTCCTACAACTGTACTTACACAAAATCCTAACACTGGTGTTAATACTACTCCAGCGACAAGTGAGATAACAAACCCATATTTTATATGTAATATCTTGTCTGGTGCAAGTTCCATAAAACTATTTATTAAAATTTGTTCAGTTCAGTGAGAGATTTCTCAATGTTTTCACCGATTTGTTGCAGATTGTTGTGTACATCACGGCAATAACTGTCAAGACCTTCACCAACTTTCTTACCATCACTGGCACAATTCATGATTTCCATCTTGATTAGACCTGAAAGTGCTTCTTCTATTGCCAAATAGGCATCACTCACGTTCTCAGAGTCTACATCAGTGACAGTTAATGACACCGATGGTTTGATACTTGCGTAGTTTCCTGTATTGATTGTCAGTGTACGGGAAACCGAAATGTTAACTTTACTCATTCAATAAATCCTCTTTTGTTAGATTTAACTTCACTTTGATGGGCTTATAGCCTACCACATCAACCCCGAAGTTATAAAATGGGTCACCATAATCATGGACGTGAGAATGTCCGTGGAGGTTGTATCTCACGTGGTTCTGAGTAAGGTAATCCGCTTCTTGGGGGCGGTGACTGAAACAATACATTCCCATTGTCCACCTGTGCTTGAATACACGTGTGAATCCACAGTCTATTAACCATTGCTTACCTTTACGGTCATGGTTGCCTAGAATGAGAATTTTTGTTCCATTCAATTGTTGCGTTATTTCTGTTATCTGTTCTTTCGTGCCACCACAGATATAGTCTCCCAAATGGATAACAATCGCATCAGGGTCAACTACACTATTCCACTCTTTTATTCCAAATTCGTGCATTTCTTCCACTGTTTTAAATGGTCGATTGCAATACTTGATAATATTTTTGTGGAACATATGATGATCGGAGGTTAAAAAACACTCTATCATAATATTCCTTTCGTTTTAGGGGATTATACCACTTAGGTTACAATACGTCAATACTCACAGACGTGTTCCTTGCCGCATGAAGGGCATTCGTCTACCCGCAGTTTGTCTTCTTGCCAATCTTCAAACATATATTGTTCATAGAAACTGAAACTCTTACCATATGAGGCATCCCGCATTACTGTAACTTCCTCGTTGGTTTCAGGACATATGATCACAATTCCTTTTAATTTCATCTGTGCCATTTTATTTCTCCAATGATAAACATTCTTGGTCTTTCAAACAATTACCTTCTTTGTCACGTTTTTGTCCCCAAAATCCTTGATTACAGGATTCATGTCCACCTTCGTTATCAAAGTGTCCACAAACAACGTTACCATCGAAACAATACTTGCCTTTCGGCACTCTTATAGGTTTATTAATTACATGATAATCATCTTTATTGTAAAATGACATTTTATTTACCATCACCTTTCTTGAAGTGGTCAGTTGCAGTCCACAGGGTTGATTTTACGAAGTGACCCAGACCTTTATCTTCCATACGTTTTGCTCGATCTGCAAGTGCATCAAGATAATCCTGTCTGCCTACAGGGGTTTCTGCACGTTCCTGTTTATCAAGTTTCTCCTTGACTGCAAGATATATGAAGGTTACAGCCTCATCATCCATAATAGCCGCATTTCCCAATGCGCTCATGGCATATCTGAGTTGTTCTTCCATATGTTTTCGTTCCATATAAATCTCCATTGAAAAAGCCGTGACACAATTCATAAGAATCATACCACGGCTTGTCTGTCAACGTCAAGAACTTGATTCTAATATTCGATAAATGGACCTACTTCCATCAATTTATCAAGGTGTGCCCACATCCTCAATTCAATATCGTGATACTGGTCACCCACGTTCATCCCACCCTGTAGGGTTTCTTTGAAATAGGTATACTCCTTCTCATACATAATGAATTTTTCTTGACTATCGTGCATTGTCATTGTGGTGTTGGCAATTCTGTCACCAAGTTTCCCTAGTCGAGCATAATGGTCTTCTGCAATCAGGGGATAGGTTGCTATCTGTCGATCTTTTCGGTTCTTACCACGTTTATCGGTCAAGAGATAGGTGAGGTTCGCAATCATTGTTCCGAATTCGTTCTCAATATCCTCATAGACAACCATCGTATCTTCGATAGTGTCATGTAACCATGCAAGAACCAGAACCTTTTCTTCAAAGACACCGAAAGTGACCAATACGTTATAAACATCATTCAGGTGTTTGGAGTATGGATACATACCATACATATCACCTTTGTGAGCTTTCAATCCGAACTTTTTGGCTTCCAATAACATATTGACCTCTCTTTCAACTACATATTAACAGGTTTATCTTAAAGAATCAATCGTCTAATTTCGATCTTAAATAATGACCAAAATAACCCAAACCGTCACGCTCACTCTCAAATACGAAAGTATTGGTGGCTTTTTTGTTCCGCAACTGAGTGTAATACTTACCTAGTTTTCCGGGTCGCATTTCACCTGCGAGTTTATTTTTAGTGCCATTCTTCAATAGAAAGTATATATTACCCTCAGAGTCTTTGACGATAATACTATCCTGATTTGCGGTATTAGCCAATTTATGACACAACTGTATCAACTCGTCACCTTTATTGGCTTCGGCAATAGCAAATATAGTATCCTCTTTTACTGAAACCTCATCATCAGTACCTTCATTCTCAGGGAAAAACCCATCCACATAGAAATACCCAAAACCTGAACTCTTTAGAGCGGCGGCGAATGTTTTATTTTTTCTGATGTTTTCTTCACGTGTATGTTCATCACGGAATGCAGTAAATAGAACAACAGTTTTATCACTCTTGAAGTGTTGCCATACTCTAGATAAACTGGATTCATTTAGTTCGTTCATAATATCAACTCAGATTTACCCTCATGTAACTCTTTTACTGCTTCTGTGTCCTCAATACTTGAGCCACAGTTCATACAGATATAAGTGTTACCAACTGGTGCTATACCTGCTTTACCTGACGGACTTACCAACGCAGATACCTTTGTAAACATTACAATTTCTGTCCATGCTTCACTTTCACATTGAGCACATTTTACCAATTCATGCACATCATCTTTAATTTCACTCATTTTTTTCCTTAGCTCCTTTGTCTTCATCTTCATCATAATCTATACGTGTATGGTAGATACCATCTAATTCTCGCACTAATCGCTGTTGTACCTGTCTCAGTGTACCAACCTTCATTTCGTCTAGCTGTTGGTCATCCCTGAGTCTATCAATAGTGTCTTTAACCACCTTTTTCTTTGCTTCAGGTGTGACTAGTTTGTCCTTAACTGACTTCGCTGTCGCTTCAACTGAATCAACGATCAACAGGATACTTGAATACACCCCACTCGGTTTCGGACATTTATATCTGAAACTATCTTCGTTATCACTATCCGATTTCTTGAAGATAGCCTTTAGAACACAATCTCCGTGATGTTCCGCAATGATTTCCATTACTTGTCTCGGCATATCTGTCTCAGTCGTGAGTAGACATACGCTATCTGATACGTGTCTAGTGATCAACTGGTATGAGATATGAGGTTCAAGGAGGTCGTGAGGGTTACCATCACCGTTCTGGTTCTCTGTAAAATACTTTGGATTCAACATCTTACCGATGTCGTGATAGGTTGCAACCACTCTCATCAGAGTAGTGTCCAAGCCTAGGTCGGATGCAACTGACTCAGCTAAGTCTGCCACATTCTGGGAATGTCTAAAGGTACCGGGTGCGGCATCCTTAAATTTGTCTAACAGTGGGTAGTCGCTATCTAGATATTTTTTCAATACATCTATATCTAATTCTTTATCGTCTGCCATTGCTCTCTCCTCACTCAATTTCTTCCAATAAAGCCACAACTTTCTGAAAATATTCCTCAGCTAGTTTGACATTCTCTTCCATTTTATCTTGGATTAGTCGGTGACCTTTACCACCAATTTCATCTGATATGTCATCGTCATATTGTGACTTAACACACCAAATAAGATGGGCAACAGGCGAAAGTTTACCCTTGATTTCGTGTACAATTTTGCGGTTATCTGACATATTTTTCCTTTCTAAATGGAAGACTCCCCACCTTACGGCAGGGAGTTTCAGTTATACCTTGTTATAAAAGACGTGATAAAATTCTTCTGTTACATGAATATTAATCACGTTTTCACTCGGAACACCTAGTTGATCAAGTTTTCCGTTAATTTCCTGTACAATTACAGGGGCGTTCTTTGAGTTACCATCAGGGGTAAACACTGGAACACCGAAAGCGGCGATAGCCATTACACAATACCTC